CATCGACTGGATCTTGGCAGCCGTCTCGGCGTCCATGCCATTGCCAGCGGCGCCCGCTTCGGCCTGCGCCTGCGCCTGTTCCTGAAGGCGCTGCACGTAGCCCTTGATGTAGTTTGACGCTTGGCCCAGCCCGTCCATGTAGAGCTTGATGTTCTGCTCCTGCCCGGGGTCTTGGGCGATAAGCTGCACCTGCTGCTCGATGTGCTGCACGACGTTAGCCAAGCCCATGACGCGCTCCATGGTCGGGAAGCCGCCGGCCTGCTCGATCTTGCCAATCGCGCCGCCAAGCATCTGGAGAAGCGTCTGAATGTACTCGGGCCGGTTGATCGAGGTCGCGATGACCACCGGCTGGCCGTCGATGAGCGTGCCCCACGCCATCGTGGCGCGTTCCACCGCCGGCGAGACAGGCTTGTTGTCGATCGGAGCCAGCCGATTCGCCAAAAGCGGATCATCGGTGTTGGCTTCGACGTACATATGCACCACCTCGGCTTGGGAGTCAGGTGCTAGCAACGGGCGAATAGCCATCAAGCGGTCGGCTTGGGCGATCTCAAGCATCTTGTTGCCTGAACCCATGACGCGCTCAGGCATGATATCCCAGCTTTCAAGGTTGTTGAACACGGACGGATCAACGCCTTCAGCCTCGCACTTGCGGCGGAACTGGACGCAGTCCGGGTGGTCGATCGTGCAGAAGCGGCGAGCTATCTCGCGGTACTGGAAGGACTGCTGGGTGTAGGCGCGGGTCAGCATCGAGCCCATTAGCGCGTTGGCGTTGTTTACGCGGGCCATGACCTCGGTGGCCGTGAGTTCCTTGGAAGAGCCGTCGTTTACGTCCTGCGTGTAGGCCGCGCTGGACTCGGCCATGATCTGCCGGTGCATCGCCATGGCGCCCGACAGCATGGGATAGTCGATCGTGTGGCGCTCGGCCTGCGGCACCCAAGAAAGGCCCTCAGGGATCACGCCCATGTTGAACAGGTCGATCTTCTCCATGCGCTCCATGTCGCCTTCCGCGACGTTGCGGAAGAGCCAGAGCATCTGCTCGAACACGGAGTCGGTGAACTTGCAGCGGAGTCGGTTCTGAAGATGGCAGACCGCGTACAGCAGGTAGCCCAGTGACCGCACCGAGTGCCAGCGGAACGGCGGGACCACCGCGCCGTCGGCGAACTGGACGTGCATCAACTCGAAGATGTCGCGGCCATAACAGCGATCTCCGGCGTCAAAAAGCCACTGGCCGGCGGTCTGCATATTGCCGATGCCGCTGTTGTACTGGTCCACGATGATCCGACGGCGCCATGACGGGTCGTCGGTCGTGGTGTCCAAGAAGTAGAAATCGTAGCAGCGCAGCACCGGCGTCGCGTCGCTACCCCAGTAGCCGGAGTTCTCCTTAAAGTCCTCCTCGATCTTCTCAGGGAAGTATTGGCCGGACCAGTCGTTGACCTGAAGGCTGGTCGCTTCGCGTGAAATCATGGCCGCCAGCAGCTCGTTCACCAGCTTCAGGTTCCAGCCGGGATCGACGTTTTCGCCACGGGTCATGCGGATCAGGTCGGCGGCGGTAAACGACGTGTAGATGGCGAAGTGACCAAGGTTTTCCATCGTGGTCAGCGTGTTGGTCGGGACCAGAATGTCTTCAGTCCCACGCGCCGATGGGCACCAGTCGCGATCCCTGAGCCACGTCACCGGGCCGATACCGTGAAGCACGGTGGCCGCAAACTGAGACTCAAGCACCGTGGAAAACTTGGGAGACCGCTTCATCACGCGGTTCAACTGCTTTGTGATGATGTTGCCCCACTGGGTGCGCTTGTCGCGGGGGCCGATGTCCAAGCCCACCGAGAAGTAGTTCTGCGGCTTTAGGAACGCGTTCGTGAACTGCTGGCGAGCGGCATGGATGATCCGAGTACCCTCCAGAAAGTTGACGTTGGTCTGGATCCGGTTGTCCCGAGCCTCTTCGGCCGAGTAGGGCGGATTGCCATTGAACACGGCGTTGATGCGTGCGCGGTTGCGGGACCGAGGCTGTTCAGCCTCGAGCATGGCACTGACGACGTTCCAGACTTTGCTTGGTTCTTTGAAGCTCATGTGATTTCAGCTTGCCGCCCTCTCCCGCGAAATCCAGCAATTCTCAGGCATCTGGCGATCCCCCTGGTACGACAACGGCACCCACGCCTTGAGCTTTAGGTAGCACCCGCAGACATCGCACAGACCGGCGAGCCCTTCGCCGTGGAGGAACATGGCCATGTCGTTGCGGGCCTGCTCCTGCTCCAAGATCGCCTCGGCGACCGCCTTGGTAATCGACCGCGCATCGATCGGTTTGTTGTGCAGGCAGCGGTTGCAGGTGTCGATGCGATCCTGGGCCAGCTGGCGTTCTACAGGCACGCCGCCGTCCCCAAGCCATTCGGCAAGGATTCGGGCGCCGGTTGCGGTTTGCCGGAGCCTATCTGCCGCACGTGCGACAGCCTGATACCCTTGGTTGAGCATACGTTGTGGTAGATGGCGTGGCGGCAAGCTGGGGAAGGCGGGCTCGTGTGTAGGCCTCCAAGTCGGTTGCTGCCTGCTCAGGCGATGCTGGCAGGAGATTGGCCATGCGGTGCTGCACGATCAGGTTGACCATGTCGTAGAAGCCATAATTCAGCACGTTTTGGGGAGTCCATTTCGTTCTGGGTTCGTAGAACTGCCAACCGCCTGGGGGAAACGCATCACGATTCATGGCCGAGGTTTAGAACGGGAGATCGTCGCCGTCGAGATCAGCCTTCGCGGAAGGTGCAGGAGACGGTTCACGCCGAGGGGCGGGCGCGGCACCTTCGTCACGGCCTTTCAGGAACTGGAACTGCTCAATCACGATGCGCGTGGCGGATTTTTTCTCGCCGGTCTTCTTGTCGTCCCACTCGTCCCGCGATAGGCGCCCTTCAATCATCAGGGGGTGACCCTTCTTTACGTACTGGGCAAGGACCTCGGCTTGTTTGCCAAAGCTCCGGCAATCGGCAAAGTACACATCCTCCTTGTCCTCCCCCGCCTCGTTTTTCCAGCGGCGATTGACCGCCATCGAGATTCCGCAGACCGCCGTGCCCTTGGGCAGGTGCTTGAGTTCCGGGTCGCGGGTAAGGTTTCCGATCAGGATGACTTTGTTGAATGAGGCCATGATTACGAATAGGTAAGTGAATGTTGAGCTTCAACGGACCGACGCTTGTCAGACATACGCGTCAGCCACTTGGGCATCTGCCGCTTGACAATACCGACGCCTTGGCCGCCTGCAATCTCAAAACCCGTGCGCCGCGCCATTTCCAGCCCAACGACAAACGAATCCCACAGGTCAGGTGATCGCCCCATGCGCTCCTTGGTTTTCTGCTTTGGCTCCACATCGATCAGCCCGGTGCGGGCGATGCCCCATTCGCGCATCGAGCCTTCCTCGGCTACCTCCCGGGACAAGCGGCGCAGCTGGCGGCTTTCAATCAGCAGGCGCGACGAGTACCAGAGCGCCGTAACCATCTTGCCGTAGGCCTCCCGCTCAGTCTTCGGATCTCCCTTGCGAACCGGGCGATCAAGCGGCTTGCCGCCAAACTCGATCGGGACGACCTGCGGGGACCAGAGGCGGGCGAACGCGGACATTAGCGTGCCTCTGCCCGTCGAGTCGAAGCCGACGTTTTCAGGCGGGATGTTGCGCTGTTTGCAGTAGAGCATGACGTACTCGGCAATCTGCTCCTCGGCCTGCTGGGCTTTGACGGCGGTCACCGGGATGACAACAGGCGCCTCGGCAAATGCTAGCACTACCTGCCCGCTTGAGTTTTCGCCGAACTGAAGATCCGTCATTACGCAGCGGTCACCACCGACGCCTGAGTAGGCGGCGTCGATGCCGATCACGCGGGTAATCTTGTCGGCGCGGTTCCAGACCACGTCATCGAACGCCTGATTCTGCTCGCACAGCGACATCGTGACGACGCGCCTGGTGCCGCCGTCCCGGGGCAAGAGCCCCAGGTTCATCATTGAAAACTGCAACGAGTCCCGGCCGTAGTAGTCGAGATCCGCCTGAATCTGCTCCGGCGTGATGATGCCCCGGTACGGGTTTGTGCCTTTTGGGAACTTCGCGTTCGGCGTGTCGTAACCGCACAGCTGGACCGCCACACCTCCAAGCGCCCTCGTTTTCCAGGTGCGCGTCTGCTCGAGATACTCAAGACCCTCCCACCCGCCGATGGACGGGTGCGGCTCGCAGACCACACCGAGTGCGTCGTTGCGGTCCTTGGGGTTTCCCATGGCGATCAGCTTGAACTCCGGGTTCTTGCGGAGGTTGGCGACCGAGTCCAAGAACCCGCGACCCATCAGGGACGCCTCGTCCGCGATCAACATGACCCGGTCGTTCTTCAGGCCGACGTAGTTCGACAGACCAACAAACGTGCCGCCGACCTTGCACGCCACGCCAATGATGCCGTCACGAAAGTCCTGCGCCTCGGCCTCTTCATCAGAACTGGTCAAGATGAACCGGCTTTCGATCACGCGCCCTGGAAGCCACTCGCGCTTGGCCTTGGCTTTGTTGTGAAGCTCCTTGATCGAGCCCCAGATTCGCAGCTGAAGACCTTCACGGGTCGTCGATGACATGATGATCGAGGTCCCGGTGGGGTAGATGTAGAACGTGCAGAGCCCATAGGCCGCCGAGTTGTAGGTTTTGCCCGACGAACCCGGCCCCATGATGCCGACCTCTTGGTTTTCGACAAACGTGCGAATCAGCAGGTCAGACCAGTCATGCCAGTCGAAGTGCGGCCAGAGCGCCGTCATGGCCTGCCGAAAATGGTGGTACTTGCCGAGCCCATACCTGACGCCGCCGTGATTGATGTAACCGCCTTTGCGGACCATCTCGGCCTCAATCAGGAAGCGGTCTTTTGTACGCCACGGTATGGACAGGTACTCGGGGCTTTCATTCATCTTGCGGGAATGCTGGGATAGGTTTTCAATCGTTTCAAGCGTCATGGTCGCCGAGAAAAATCGCATTGTAGACGGCCTGTTGACCGCCGAGGGCGGGGTGGACAGCGGATTTTCGCCATCCCTGATTCTGCCCAACCAGTTGGCTTGGGCGGTCAACACGACGGTGCGCGGCGGGTTCCCCAAGGCACGGCCGGGGATCTGGGTGAAGAACTTGACCTTCGACGATCCGACGGTCGTCTACAACAACGGGTACTACAACGCAGCGGTTCAGCAGGCGTTCTTGCAGGGTTTTTTCCAAGGATGCGGGACATACACGTCTGACTCTGGGGATCCGTATCTGTTCGTTTCCATAGGCGGCAAGGTTTTC